AGGGTTTTTTTTTCTTTCTTTGGAAAATTAAAAAAAAAAAAAAAAAAAAAAAATAAAAATAATCATTATATGTCTCTATATATATACGGTTGAAATCAACCCGTCACCCTTCACCCTTCACCAAAACTTTCAAGTCTATTTCTTATTGTATAATTTACTATTTGTTGTAGGTGAATCAGTTAGAATCTCACTGTTGTTTTGTACTTTCTTTTTAATAGTGGTAGCTGATACAGCAATTGATTCGGCAATACTAGTATCTTTACATCTATCCATTTTTTCTCGTAGATAACATACAATAGACAATCTAGTAAATTCGGGTGTAATAGCTTTCAAATCTGTATTACAATGCCATTCGTGTACGTCCATAGCTAAAAAGTCTCCCATACGAACATCGAAACAAACACCATATCTAGGAAAGCCTAAATAGCCACCTTCGTATTTACCTTCTTCTAATACTAGTAAGTTACCAAAACCATCTTTAAAATCACCTTCGTCTTTATGTAGAGCAGTCCGCCAGTTATAGTTAATTGTAATTGTACTAAAACTAGTATGTGGAACAACAAATTCAGTAGAATTAGCCCGAATCCACTGTTTTTTATGACGGTCTGGAACAAGTGCTTGAAAGCAAGCATCGACGTGTCTAAAAAAGGGCAAACAAGCCTCCCATTTTTCGACCTCTTTTGATGTAAATGATGTTATTCGGCATTTAGGTGCTCCTCTACCTAAATTACGGTCAGCTTTATCGTAATAACCAATAATATTACTTTGACTTAAATTACCTAAACTACTGTTTATTAGTCGTCCTTCGGCGTTGTAGTAGCCAACTGTACGAAATTTACCAGCTTTTGCTAAAACCTTAACATATTTTGGTAATTTATCGGGGTCTAGAACACCACCAGCAGACCCCCTATTATCATTTTGATTTTTCGATGCTTTCTTTAGGTTTTGTAAGGCTGTTTTACAAATATCTTGTGGAATAATATTCTTTCTAAACTTTCCTAGTAGTTTTTTAGTACCATTAGAATCTATACCATATACGTCCATATCTGTTTTTACAATGTGTAAATAGGTTGATTCGGGAAAATACTCTCCTTCTTTGCTCTGTAATAACTCTTCTGTACATAGTTCTTTTAGAACAAGCTTTGGTTTAGTAGATTCATAATCATTTATTTCTATCATTTGATAACCACTCATTGATTTATTTCTCTTTCACGAGAAAATTAACGAGACAATTTGCTTTTGCGTTTATGAAGAGAGCCTTTGTACTCGGGGATTTCAAAAGGCTCTTCATATAGAGCACCATCTTTGCCCATACCTTGGACTCGCATTAGGTGACTATAGGGAGGAACGTGAAGAGCGTGTTGTTCTGGTTCGGCATCGCTATTTGCTTGTAGTACTAAATTACTATCTTGTGGAGCAGGACTAGGCTCTATAATTACTTGTGGTTCTATGGTTGATACGGTTGGAGCATCGTGTTGGATTGGTTGTATCTCGTCATCACTTAAATGATTTGGTGGAAGAGGGTTCATACCTAGAGGCTCGCCACGACCGTGTAAAGCACCTCTGTGAAAGAAACCAGAATCGCCGTCTTGTGCGTAGCGTTGGAGAATATTAGAGCCACCCGAGACACCAGCACCGATAATAGGTTTCCAACCGCACCAAGGTGGTTGCGACCAACTTCCGCCACTTAGTTTAGATAGATAATGTTGTTGTCCTCTAAGACGTTGATGAAAGCCGTGTCGATGTAAATCGTCTGGGTTATTAGATTGAATACTCATTTATATAATCAAACATTAAAATGTTTGATTAGTTAATTTAGTTAGCGTAAATTATATATAGTTGATTTAATTTTGCCGAGTTTGAACATAAACGTTCAAACCGAGGCTGTAAGTGGTTTAACCACTTACTTGCGATTGTTTATACAAGTCATTTAATGATTTTGAACCACCCTTTGGAACACAGTTGGGAACTGACCTACCATCTTTCTCCTTCATTCCAAACTGTTCGTAGCCTTCCCAACACGGTTTTTTTCCCCCTATTTGGCGTCTACCACCAATACCTAAATACTTATTAGCCAATGCTTTGAGATGAGTAAAACCTTGCGATATAAATGCAGTAGATTCTGGTAATTCTTTTACTAGTTGTGTTATGTCTTGAAATACAAAGTTTTTAACGGGTTCAGTATATAAATTTTCAACTTCTAATAGCATTTGTATAAAATTTTGACAGTTGTTATTTCCTAAAGCCGAATAGGAAAAGAACCGTGTATCACCGTATTTCTCTCGTGCTTTATCGAACATATCCTTAATCGTAAAACTAGAAGTAATCGGAACATCTAATGTTTCCATATCGGGCGTGATATCTACATTCTCATTGATACTTACGACTGATAATTTTTCAATAGCTAGCTTTTTAGGGGAAGTACGAACACGACCCGATTTCATTACTCTCTGTACAGCCCCACCGATAGTTACAACCATACTTAAGTGGAAAAAAATATCGAATCCGTATTTCTTCTTTAGTTCTAACCATTTACCACTAGATACACCTTGTAAAGCAAGTTCTAGTGCGATATCTACTGGCTCTCGTCTGATTACTATTTGTACAATAGGTAAATGTCCATATTGGTCTAGTAGAGCTTTAGTTGTTGTAGAATAATCAGTAATCGAAACTGATTTTTTGATGTAATCAAACGCACTAGATACTTTATTTGATACATAATCGTATGCTTTAGTGAAGTAATCGAATAGACCGCTACCTTCTAGTTTTTCGTGGTCGGGTTTCAACATACCGAATACTAATCGAATATCATCATTAACAACTTTAGTACGAAAGGAACGAGATATAAATTTTGTTGGAGGTAGAAAACGATAATGTCGGAATTCAGCGTAGTCTTTTGTTTTTCTAGGCTTTCGTTTAGTAATGTTTTTATAGGACTTATCGGCTTCTTCTTTAGGAACAGTAAGCCGAATTAAAACTTTCTGTAGGGCAAATTTACTAGTCATTTCTTTATAAATACATAGATTTTATATATAGATGTGCTAGTAATGTTAGTACGAGACTTTTAGCGAGGCTAAAGTAAAATTGAAATCCCACAGAACTATCTCTACACAAAAGACCCCTACATTGCTACAATGTCTACAAATTCTCTTATCCAAGCCGAACGCGAGAAGTTTTGTTCTCCGCACGAGAACGTCGTTTATATGAAGAACGATGTAAATCCGACTGTTGGTTGTGCATTCGGTTGCGGAGATGTCGGAATCCTACACAACATAGCTCTAGTCTTCAAGTGCAAAGCTGTGGAAGATAGCGAGTATCAGAAGATGCTTGACCGTTTCCACGTTGTCGTTCGCACGATGCGTCGTGCTACTCACTGGGACTGGGTGAAACTCGACCACATCAAGCCTATTCTTCAAATGCTAACTATGATTAACGAGGACATCGACTTATTCATCTCTATGTTCCGAGCATTTTCAGAGTTTATTCTAGAAGAATCGGAGAAGGGTGTCGAGTCGGGTAGTATGTCGGAGGGCAATTACCTTGATTTTGCGAAAGGAATTAAAGTTCCCTACGACTACATCACTGGAAAAGACTTCAAGTCTTGGGTAAAGACTCGCGCCATTTTCTACAAGAGTCTTAACGGAGCAACACCGAATATCGAACTGAAGCACCTTCCAAACCTCAACGAACACGACGGCAAGATAATCGTCATTACAGCGTTTTAACGACAATAAAAGAAAACTACTTTTTACTATTACCTCTAGAGCTTCGGCTCTAGGGGCTACTACACTTTTAGCGACACTTTTAGCGAGGCTAAAATAAAATTGACGAAGCTTAAATTATATCTATACAAACACCTAGACTACACTACAATGTCTGCTATGTCTGCTATTAACATCGAGGAAATCATCACCAAGGCTGTCGAGGCTGTGCTTAAAAGCGAGGCTGTGCTTAAAATCCTCGGACACCAAGATGGTTCTAAGACCTACGAACCCTTCAATCTCGCTGGTGTGGATTGCTGGGTCGAGGAGGGAACGAACAACGTGTATGATGATACAGAAGCGTATATCGGAAAGTACAACTGGAAGACTGGCGAACTAACTATCGAGCTTTAAATAACTAAACTAATAACGATTCAAATACATTTTATAGTACCTCTAGAGCTTCGGCTCTAGGGGTTCTATTACTTTTAGCGAGTTAAAAAATAAAATTGATTTGCCTAAAAATATACCTATACAGACACACAAACCTATACTACAATGGCTTCTACTATCATCTGTATGCCTACATTCGGAGCTCCTTATATCATCGGCGAGTTCAAGACCAAGAAGGAATTCACTACACTTTCCAAGAAGATTAAGGAAGAACACTATGGAGTTAGTTTAGACAAGTTTTACCCTTCGTTGATGATTCACCCAATGTTCTGTGACAATGTGTTCTGGAAGCAAGCCGATACGCTTCTCAAGTCTGGAAAAGCAAAAATCTATGCCGATGACGAGGGTGGCAACAAGTTCTGTCCGAATATGGGAATCATCCTAGCACCCCAATTTCGTTGTCCAAACGCATTTGGCGAGCTATTCCTAGTCATCAAGGATAAGGACTTGAATAAAGTCGTTAAGAAAGAGGACCTTCAAACCGAAGAGCAATACAAAAAGCACGTAGAAGGCGAGGACGAGGAAGATGACGAATAAATCAAAAAGACTACTCTTTACTATTACCTCTAGAGCTTCCCCTAAGGAGGTCGCAGTCTGCGACTGACTTACGGCTCTAGGGGTTCTATTACTTTGTACGAGTTAAAAATATAAATTGAAATATGTTAAAATGAGTCAGTACAAATGACTACTATTGAAGCATTACGAACTAAACTAACTTATGCGAACAAGAGGACTGCTTTTGCTTGGGCTAAATACTATGAGGAAGTGAATAGTGGGCATCACGATGATTTAATACTATATATTAGATACGAGAAAGTTGTTGAAGACCTAGGTATTCCTATCCATATTAAAAATGAAATCAAAGAGATGGCTCTAGCACTACGGAAGAAATGGGAATGTCCGATTTGTCTAGGTATGATTCCAGATAAAGAACTAGAAATCACAAATTGCGGACACTACCTATGTAAAGGTTGTTTAGAAGGAGTAAAAGATTCTACGGCTCTTAGCGAGACTAAATGGTCTTGTCCTATCTGTCGTCGTAAATTCGCCAAAGATATCTAAGACATTATTAATACCTCTAGAGCTTAGGCTCTAGGGGTACGATTACTTTGTACCCCTAAGGAGGTCGCAGTCTGCGACTGACTTACGAGTTAAAAAATAAAATTGATTTTGCTTATAATCTATCTATACACACACAAATCTAGATACAAATGTCGACCGCTATTGAATTCGCACATACCACGTTGGGTAACTTCTACAAGGCGAGTGCACAACAGATTAAACACTTCAATCGTCGTGCTGTATCTCTGAAATACAATCGTTCTATTAGCGACGAGGGAATTAAGGAGCTCGACCCTAAAGGCTGGGGTCTTATTCAGATGGTGATGCCTTTTCACACGAACTATGCGGGGAAGACCTCTATTCGTGTGATATGCTATATGAAGATTAAGGGTAGCGACCAACCCGAGCGAGTGTTCATTGATATTAGCCACGAAGACTGGAAGGACTTCTGCGACAAGTCTAAACCTATCAACGGGGCTTAAACGACAAAATCAAAGAACTACCCTTTACTTTTACCTCTAGAGCTTCGGCTCTAGGGGTTCTATTACTTTGTACGATAATCTAGCCAAAAAAAATAAAATTGACGAAGCTTAAATAATATCTATACAGACACACAAACCTACATTGCTACAATGTCATCGAATCAGGTTAGTATTAATATGGAACGAGTATTTCAAGACATAGTAGATGATGAAGACTGGGAAAAAAAAGAACTTATGGAACGTAAGGAGAAACGTCAGGCGGTTGTTGCGAAACATAAAGAAGTTCTTAATGCGATGATTATTGGAAAACAAAAGGGAATTCGTTTCCGAAGATATTTCTATTTTTTTGTCTTCAGTGTATCGGAGAAAGATTTTCAATCAGAGAACGACGAATATGAATGTATCGGTAAACCTGATAGACGTCATTGGACTGACCGCTCGATGCATTTAAAGTCGTTTAATGCCACAGACCCGATGCATAATGTAATTGGGGAAATTATGGAAGAATTCGGTTGTTTTGAGTACTAAAACAAAGATACCACCCTTTACTTTTACCTCTACACCAAAAGGTGTAGGGGTTCTATTACTTTTAGGGAATAATATCTAGGATACATTATGGCTTCTAAAATATCTCACGCAATCAAACATCGTTCTATAGCAAAAGATGTGTTCTACACACCTAAAGAGGTCGCTGAAAAACACATATCATTAATTTCACTCGCAGAGGGTGACGTATGGCTAGACCCGTTTCGAGGTAAAGGAATCTATTATGATAACTTTCCTACAGAATCAAAAGATTGGTGCGAGATTACAGATGGAAAGGACTTCTTTAGCTACGAAGGTAAAGTTGACGTCATTTGTAGCAATCCACCCTATTCATTACTAGATAAAGTGTTCGAGAAATCAATTGAACTACAGCCTCGTGTCATCTCGTATTTGCTATTGCACGGGGCAATGACCCCTAGACGAATAGAGATGTTTAATAAAGCTGGCTACGGTCTTACTAATATCTACATTACAAAAGTGTATAACTGGTACGGAATGGCTGAAGCCTACACATTTGAAAAGGATAAGCCTAATATGGCTAGTGTTACCTACGACCGAGTTGTACATAAGTCAGTCGCAGACTGCGACCTCCTTAGGGGTAAAATAATCGAGTAAAAAAAATAAAATTGAAATTGCTTATATTTGTCCCTATACAAACACATCTACATACTACAATGTGCGAATCTAGAATCGATGAGATTGATATGGTGGTTCAATCCTTGGCGATAGAAGTGCGAAGTGCTTTAGAAGAGGGTAGAACCTACCAGAACAAAAAACAATGGTATAGTGCGATATTCGACTTCACGGGAGACGTGAAGTTCATTGATATGGTTGAAAAACAAGCCGAGATGTATGATGAAGCTTTTTCATTGGAAGTGGAGGGGTGTTTCTGGGTCGATGCGATTCAACATTATGGAGGACTGAATAAAGCGATGGAACTTGTTATTCACGTGTATGACGGTGCAGAATACTTTGCGAAACACACGAAGATTAAAAACTTCAAAGGACTAATTGTTAATCATATTATGATGGACTTAGTTCATCACAGTTCTGAACTAAACTATACGAATAATTAACCTCTACACCTTTTGGTGTAGGGTACTATTACTTTGTACGATAATCTAGCCAAAATTTATAAAATTGAAATTGCTTATATTTGTCCCTATACAAACACATCTAGACACTACAAGATGACTACTGAATGCGACTGCCCCTTTTGCCCCCTAATCGAGAACAAACTAAATCAGTGTCATATCAAAGTGTTGTTCAAATGGAATAAGAATGGAAACCTCGATGCCTGTAAAATTCTCGGAATAGAAGACGAGGAGTTGAAGAACAAAGTAGCAATTCATTTGGTTAAACTGTGTGTATTTCATAGGAACAATCACAAACTTAAAAAAGGAGAAAAGCATCATAACGACACCAAAGATTATGAATACTTTATTGAGTCAATGACCACTGGAAAAGGAACAAAATTATACGATGTGTTTGAGATATGTTTTCACACTAAATAGATACTTACCCCGCATAAACTATACTATACTAACCCCTACACCTTTTGGTGTAGGGGTTCTATTACTTTGTATGGGTAAAAATGGAAATAAAATCTAGCCCATAGTAAAATGGATAAAGAAGCTTATATGTTTCATCAAACACCTTTCGAGTGTTTTCGTAGAATAAAAAATGGAGAGGTAGATATTTCTTCTTTATTCTACGAAAACTACCTCAAGCTGGATTTATGAATTATTTACCAACAAACTACTAGGTGCTATAGGGGCGAAATGTTGATATTTACCTGTAAATATGTTAAAATAGTGATTCTAGGTGCTATTATGTGCTATTAGGTGCGAAATAAGATACTTACTATATACTTCCAATGAATAATTTTAAAATTATTATGATATATTTATATGTAATTATCTAGTAATCCGCTATAGAGGCTACTAGAGTCAGATATAATCAAGATATATACAGGTAAATATCTAGGTTCGGCGTATGTTGCTTTGCTAGTAATTAGTTTTATTGATATAAACAAAAATGTTGTCTTTTAATAAAAGGAATGTCAGTACAACGCTTCAATCAGAACCATAGTGATACACAGCCATATCATATCTATTATGATATGAACTTAATCAATAACGATTCATCTTTTCCAGCTCAACCAGTAAGGTTTCAATACAAAGAGACTCGTAGTAATGCTTTTCTCTTATCGCCTCAAGACTACTATATGAGCATAGTTAGATTTAATCTACAAACACCTACACTACCCGTTTTCATTCCCCAAGTAAATCTCAACACCAATAACAACTTTGGCGGAACATATCCTATTTCAGTAATGGCTGGTGCTAATGCTAATCTTCCTTTTACTATTACACTTTATACGAATGTATCTTACCCCGTAGGAACAGTTGTTTATTTAGCTAATAACAACAACAATCCTTTAGTCGATGATGCGAGTGCCGTCGCTCAACAATACTATAGAGTGACTGCCGTTGGTACAAATGTATCTGGACAAAATACGTTTTTGACATTAGTAAATCCAATTGCTACTGGTACTCCAAATTTGTACCCAGGCAATGGTGGTAATTTCGTTCGTGGTGGTACTCAAACTGTCTCGTTTGCTAAACTCCCCGTTGCTAATATTGTTTATTCCTCTATTACTGGTGAAGTGACCATTACATACAATGGTACTGGTGGTTTAGGCTCTCTGCCCGACTTAACGACTGTGTATCAAGTTGGTGATACAATATTTGTAAATAATTCTCGTCAGTACAATGCTAGATATGTTATCAAAACTCTTACGCTAAATACTATCACCGCAAACGCTCCTCTACTAACGGGTGTTCAACTACAATCTTATACAGGTGGTGGTTTCTTTTTACCACAAGGCGATTACTATAACATTACTCCTTACGTAATGACTATGAATTATACGAGTCCTTTAGCTGTAGCTTACTCTTATACTCAACCTATCACATTTCAACCGAATGATTTGACCCAACCAGAACCCCAATGGAATCCTGCTAATTTACAAGCATTATCTTTAGAAGATATCACAAGTCAATACTATTACGTATATAACTATGAAGTATGGATAAACCAAGTAAATCAAGCAATGACTAATGCTTTCTGGGGTCTGTCGGGAAAAGTATATGCTACGTCTGCTGGTGCATTACCGATGACTGGCTCTACGGTAACCAATTACGCACCGCCATTTGTCTCTTGGAATAGTGCTGAAGATATCGCAATCATTACAGCAGATGATACTGGTTTCGGTCAGTCTAGTGGTGCAGCGAAGAATATCATTTTTATTTCGTTTAATCAACCTCTATCTACATTATTGGATTCCTTTCCCTATAGCTATCCAGATGTCCCTGCTGACAGCAATTTATACTCGTATCTAATATTTAACACATCGGCTGGTGCAGGTTTCTTTATCGTTCAGAACTATAGTGTTTTCCCTCCTAGTATAACTAATGGATACACAGGAATACAAATCTATCAAGACCATCAAACTGCTTCTCTACTCAATCCAGTTCAATCGATTGTTTTCACTTCTACAATACTTCCAGTAGTAATGGAAAACGTAGGTCAGCCATTGATTCTAAATGGTACAGCCCCTACTCAATCAGTAATAGGGTCTAATGCGAACATCTTTCCAGTAGTGACTGATTTTATCGTTCCCTTTTCAGCACTAAACCAATACGTTCCCGATATATCCTACGTACCTAATGGTGAATACCGCTTGGTAGATTTGTATGGTACTTCGCCTGCAAATCAAGTTGATATCCAAGTATTCTGGAAAGACCAGTATGGTCTTCTACACCCCTTCTTGGTCGGTTCAGGCTGTTCTGGCTCGTTGAAGCTTATGTTTCGTAGAAAAAATTTTGGTAATGTATTCGAATCTGAATAATATTCTAGTGTGCTTATTACTGATAATATTTATAAAAACAAACATACAAGTTCATTGTAAATACAAAAAGATATGAAAAGATACAATTTAAAGATAAACATAAATGAATACATAAGAATGACGGATTACTCACAAGGAAAGGTGTATATGGTTTGGTTCGAAGGTAAAGAAGAACGATACTATGGTTCTACTAAGAATAAACTATCCACACGCTTTTCGCAACACAAAACCAGCTATAAAAATAAAAATAGTAAATGTTCTCTATTCTCTCTATTTGATAAATACGGCGTAGATAATGCTAAAATAGAGTTAGTAGAAACATTCCCTTGTACTACTCGGAATGAATTACAAGCACGAGAAGGATTCTATATACGGAATAACCCACACATTAATCGGTGTATCGCAGGTCGCACAAAGGCAGAAGGTGATAAAGCCTATAGAGAGGCTAATATAGATTCGTGTAAGGAGCGAGATAAATCATACTATCAAGCAAATAAGGAAAAACTGAAGGAACGAAGAAAGCTTTACTACGAAGCTCATCTGGAAGATGAAAAGAAGAAAATGAGAGAGCGGTATCATTCCAAGAAAGCAGAATAAGAAGATAGTATAAAAAATTATAGAGATGTTAAACTACCTTTCTAGAATTTTTATGTGTGTATAAAGTAAAAAGAATATGTCACAGGACTTTAATAAAGTATTAGTAAAAGACGACCGACTCAACGTCACCGATGCTGTTTCATATGCCGTACACAAAGGTGGACAGAATATGACGTCGGCACAATTCAATGCTATCTCGCAATCTGCTAGTTCAGTTACTTTTAATATCCAAGTACCTAGCGAGCAAACTATCATCGACCGCCGTATCCTATGGAAATCAACTGTTTTGTTAAAACTATCAGTTCTAGGTACTGCTCTCAATGCTGGTCAATTACCGATTAACTATGGTGTAACCGATGCTCTATCAGCATTTCCCCTACACCAATTGGCTAGTGTTATGACCGCCACGATAAACAACAACAGTGTTTCTATTAACATTCGCGACGTATTACCAGCTATCCTTCGCTTCAATGACCGTCGTGAATTACAACGATACAACGGCTACACACCCGTTATGCCCGATAACTTTGCCCAATACAGCGATGCCGTTGGTGCTCTGTTAAACTCTCTAGGTTCGATTGCTAACTCCGCCGATAACGACTTGTATCCCCGTGGTGCTTTTCAACTCGACGGTATCTCTACTACTCTCGTAGCGGGTGCTTTATCCAACCCTCTAGTTGCCCCCGTCGCTAACGTCAATGGTGTAACCCAAGATATCTATGTACAATTCACTGTTGCCGAGCCATTATTAATTTCGCCATTTATTTTTGCAGACCCCAAAACCAACAACCAAGGTTTCTACGGTGTCCAGAATATGAATATGGTCTTCAACATAGGCGATGCTACTCGTGTCTGGCGTTCCGCTAACAACACCGCTACATCAGGTAATACCCCGTACGGAACTACCTTCGTGTCGTCAGCCAGTGTTGTAAGTTTCTCAAATACTCAACTCCTATTCAACTTCCTAACACCCCACCCCTCCGACCTTTTACCAGCTCGCAATGCTGTTCCTTACTATGAACTTCCTCGTTTCATTACTTCGAACTTACCATCATTCGTTTCCTATGTTCCTTCGGCATCGAATATTGTAGCTGGTCCAGCCGTACAAACAGTGAATACCTCGTCCCTTCAGCTTAACCAAATTCCCGATAAACTAATTATTCAAGTTAGAAATCCACTCTCAACTACTGCGTGGGGTCAACCCGATGCTTTCTTAGTAATCAAAGGTATTAGCATCAACTTTAACAACCAATCTGGTATCCTAGCATCAGCTACTCAACAAGACTTGTTTCGCTACTCAGTGGAAAACGGTTCGAATCAATCGTTTCAAGAGTTCAGCGGTTTTGCTAATGTTCCAGATGCTGTTACTGGTCTAGGTCGTAAAATCCCTATGAGTGGTTCTCTCCTCATTCTTGAATTTGGTAAGGACATTCAACTAACAGAAGACTACTATGCAGCGGGTAGTCTCGGCAACTTTAACCTTCAAATCAGCCTTCAAGTTGCTAACCAGTTGCCTTACGCCGTTACTCCTGAAATCGTAGTGATTACGATGAACAGCGGAATTTTTGTAAATGAACGAGGAACGAGTTCTACCTACACTGGTATCCTCACTAAGCAAGATGTTCTCGAAGCGTCTGCTCAACCAGCCGTCTTTCAATCGTCTGTTAAACGTATGGTTGGTGGTGGTTTCCTCGATTCTCTTAAGTCGGTTGCTGGTCACGTTCTACCTCATCTTTTGAAGATGGGCAAAGAACACCTTGGTAAATCAGAACACCCAGTTGCTAAAGGTGTAGCTTCTGCTCTTGGTGCGATGGGCTATGGTGGTGCTATGGGCTGTGGTGTGTCGGGCGGTGGTGCTTCGGGCGGTGGTGCTTCAGGTGGTCGTATGAAACTCGCCGATAGATTAATGCATAAGTAAAACGATAAAACAATATATTTTAACTTAATAAAAAGCTAAAATAAATTATCTCACTATTAAATAAAATCAAATATGTCTCAATTAGAAGTAGCTAGTAATTCATCTCCACTGTTTTCAGCTGACTATACACTTTCCGTTGGTCAGTTCACCAATATCGCTGCTATTCCCAACTATTTGGGCGAATGCTCCAAGATTGTAGGTTGCGTTCGCACAACTGCGATTCTTCCTACCACCGCCTCCGTCGTCGTCACAAAGGATGCGGTGATTGCTACAGTCGGTCCTCCAGCCGTCGCTGGTTTCCCCACTATCCGACTCTCGTCCACTGATGCGGGTGATGTAAACTCTTACCGCATTTACTGGACGAATGAAGTCGTCAAATCTCAAATCGCCACGGTTCTCGGTTGTTAATCTCTTGTTAATCAATTAAATATTAATTATTTAATTGATTTTAATATGTCATTATATAATAAACAATGCCTTACGATAATAAATATAATCGTCATATTGCCGATGAACTTAATCAAATCGACCGCCGTTATGCTACTCTTTATGCATATAGCCCCGTAGATGGTCGGGGTTCAGATTATTCTATGGGTGGTTCTAACGCTGGTGTCTTATTTCAAATGGGCAATGCCTCCAAACGAGATGGCGAAGATAATTTATACAACGAGGATTTAAAACTACCCCCTCAATATTTCTATGGTAATAACGCAGAGGCTATGATGAATCAAATGTCAGGTGGTAATGGTTTCGCCGAAGGTACATTCCGAGACACTGGTATTGGTCATCAAATGGGTGCTTCTTCTGCTACTGGTAGCTATGAAAAAGGTATGGGTATGTCGGGCGGTAATCTATTCACCGATATCTATCACGGCTTCGAAGACCTTGGTTCAGATATCGGCAAAGCGACTAATTATGTTTTCGGTTCAGGTAAACCAGAACATTTCCGTATTCTAGGTCGTATGATTGGTCATCATATGAAAGGTAAGGGTATGTCGGGTGGCTCTTGGTAGGATTCTCTTAAAGAAGGTGTTTCCGACGTTGTTGGCTTTCTACCAGAACTCGCCATTCACGCTATTGGTGGCGACCACCCCGCTGTCGAAGAAGTAGGTGGTGCTATTCTAGGTAACCCAGACCCTTACCCTCGTCAAGGTACTTCACAGCGTCTTGCTGGTCGTGGTAAGTCTAGCTCTGGCGTGCAACCCTTAGCCACCTTAGGGGCGGGTAAGATTTCGAAAAAAGAGATGTCGGCTATAAAAAGTGTTATCAAAAAACACGGTGGTGCTAAAGACGTAGAAAAGAAAGGTCGTGGTCGCCCTAAAGGCTCAGGTAAGAAACAATTAATATCGAACAACAGTGATTTACTAGCAATGCCCGCTCCAGTTGCTCTAGCTAATGGTGTTCCACCTCAATCTCAATTACGTGGTGCTTATGGTGGTGCTATGCCCGAACCGTCTGCTGAAGTAAAGAAAAAAGTATTAAAAGCAGTAGAAAAAAAAATTAAAACTGTTCTCGATAAACATCACCCCAAGAAAGGTGGCAAGAATCTTAGTGGTATGACCGATAAGTCCGCTAAAGTAGAAGGTATTCTCGCAAAGATGGGGTCGGCGAACCTAAGTGGTATGACTGATAAACGTGAGGAAATGAAGGGCGGTGATAAACGAAAGCTTCGTGCTGAGCTCGTCAAGAAAATTATGAAAGAGAAGGGACTTAAAATGATAGAAGCATCGGCATATATCAAGAAAGAAGGACTCAAATATTAACACATTCTTTTTTTATATCCTAATATAAAAGAACAATGACTAGTACAGAAACACTAAGAGCAAAACAGAATATGGAGATTCTTGATGTTTTCAAGAATATCAATAGCCAAGTGAATGCTATCACAAGACGACAAATTGCTGTTTTCCCCGACACAATGAAACCCAAAACTCAACGCGATTTAGAAGTCGAGGTAAATGTTGATAAGAGCATAGAATCAATCAATCGCTTACTTGAAACGAAATTATCTTCGCTTGAATTTATTATTCAATCACAAGATTTTCAACTTGACCCATTCCACGAGAATGAGTTAGAAGACCCACGTATCCGAAAAAGTGCCTCTCAAACACAGTTCACGACTCTTAACAATACAGGTGATATTATTCCATTATGGAATGGTATTGTTCGCTATTACCAACAAGCTGGTCTATCAAAACAATCACAAGAAATGGTCAAAGTAAAAGTACAAGATTTAGACGCAAATCTAGAAGCTACTTTATATGGTTTAACTCAATTGATTGATGCGTTATTCGCAAATCGTAGTTTCACTGACCAACTTGGTCTTAGACTATTAGAATTGTTGCGGACGAAATCTGTTTATCAACTTATTAGTCGTCAAGTAGATTCATCAACTTTTGAATTAGTATCGGTTGCGGTATTGGACGCTTCATTCCAAAATATATTCGCCGAATTATCACAAGAGAGACGTGAAAACCTTTCTAAGGTATCCCAAAGAGGTAATATTGGTTTTTCACCGATTCGTAAAATTCCCATATTTTCGACCAAGAATTTTGGTGCAAGACTAAAAGCCATTGCCGATGAATTAGGTATAGATGTATCTCGAATCCCCGCCGACCTTGAAGAACGATTGAGAAAAATGAATCAAACTGATTTTGAAAAGTATGCCGATAATGCTATTCGTGAAGTCAAATCGAGAGCTGTAGAATTTAAACCAGCCGAACAACGTTTAATACAACAATTAGAAGTTCAAATTAAAGATTTAGAACATACGATAGAGTCTCTTTTAACATTTGACCGTGTTCAACGAAATCTAGAATCCGAAATACGTATATTGAGAACCGATGATGATGAAAAATTTGACGATTCTGCGTTAGAAGATATACCAGAGCTTCCAGTAGCACCAGTGAAATTCACACTGCTAGAGGTTGGTGTGCCAAATTTTGATAGATTAAGAACTCAGTACTATGAACAAAAAGCTGAATTTAAACGATTGTCTCAATTAAGAGATGATATTATCGAACGTAATGCATTTATTAGAGAACGTGCTAGAGCCACATCTAGAGCCGAAAAAGATGAAATGATTGCTGAAAAAGAACAAGAGATAAGAGAGTTAGAAGAAGCCCGAATTAGTACATCCGAAACACATCTATTAATCCAAGAGGAAATTGGAGAAACACAAGAACAAATACGTGAATTCAGAAATTCATTTTTAACTAGGGCTACTGATAAAATGGTTGATTTAGCGGAGGGCTATAGCCTACAAGAGACACTTCCCATTGGTAGAGGCAAACCAAAAGATGTTGGTACTCGCGGTCTAGCCTCAATGAGACACAATTATGGTATTTTTGATAGTGAAGAAGAAGGCTCTTCAGAATCCGAAGAATCCGAAGATGAAGATGTACTTGATTTCGATGATAAGCGTAATGAAATGTACTACACTAGACCAGTTAGAAAGTAAATTCTAATATAATATAAATTAGACAATGGAAGTACTAGAAAAGAAACCCGCATCACTCTATAATGATGAATTAAAGAGAATAATGAAGCTCTTACAATACAAAAACAATAAATTAGAACTAAGAGGTTCTAGTAGTTTTACATCTCAACGGTATTACAGTGATTATGATTTATCTTGTAGTTTAACCAATCCAAATAAAGATGAACTGTTTGTATTTCTAGAGCAACTAGTAGATAAAATAAATGAATCTGATGATTTATATTTTACTGAATTAAAACTACAAACTAAAGGAGACAAGCCAAAAAAGATTCGTGTATTTCCATCTAAAGAACTTGATAAGGCGGTTTACGATAAAGTCTTTGATTCGTTAGACTTTATTAAACTTGATTTAATAGCTCGAATTAATAATAGATTCATTGAAATCTCTGTCATATACGGTCTAAATCAATCCACACAAAGCAAAGAAACGTACATTAAATCCTTAGAAGATGAAATAAAAGAATTAACTAAAGAAAAGAAATACTACAAAATATTAAAACGACAATTTAATATCGCCAGAGCAAATGATGACAAGAAAGAACTGTTGCAGTTAAGTAAAATATTTAATGGTGAAATGGGTGAAGAGTATAGCTTATTAAGCAATCTAGAGGCAATACAATTGCTTCTAGAGCATTATCAAACCGATGATGTCTATAAAAAAGTAATTGTCAATCTAAAAGACCTTCATATCCCCGTTGATATTGATAATATAGATGAATATGTAAAAATACGAAGTAAAGCTTTTAATAACGAAGCTAAAGAATTATTGTAATATTATTTATTATCTAGAGTAATAATAAATGATATGTTTTGTAATTTTCGAGAAGAAAGCCGAGAATGACCGTCCAGTATGGACACTAGAACTAGTAAAACAGTTTTGTGAAGAGCAAAACTATACCGTTTATGCTTATAGTGAAGAATTAGGCTTTATTGTAGCGAAACTATTAGAAGAAGAATTGCCCGAACATACTAAATATCGGCTATTAGAACTTACTAAAACGATTACTTTTATCATCAAAGATGACCCATCTCTAGACGATATACTAGTGCCCGATACCCCCGATAACTCACCAGTAAATTCAGAACAAAACGTACTAGAAGTAATAGAAGAAGAACAAGAAACAAAAGACATTATAAAAAATATAGAATAAATTATTGCTTAATGTAATCCTTCTGCATACCTGTAGTGTGAGACATTGCTACCGCATCTTTAGCTTGTTCGTTCTTTACATCGCCGTATTTCGAACTCAAATAGATATGTCTAAGCATTGAACTGCCTACGTTTTTACCAAATATTCTATTTAACACTCTTGTAATAGAATTAATAGCGATAAATGGACTACCATCATAATTTACTAGAAATGGTGTCATAATTTTTTTACTAATTTTGTTCTTTTGTATTAGCGGGTGATGTTTCAAGTAGATATATAGAATCGGTAAAAATTGCTCGGGTAAATCTATAACAACACTACCTTCTTTTTTAGATGTTTTAAATTTATTGAATACGAATTGCTTTTTCTCTAAATCCAAATAATTAACATCGGGCGATGAGTTCTCTGTTACCTTCTTCGATAGAATCATATTTTGATACTCATTTCTTCGGGGCGGAAGTAATACATACAACGAGAGTATTACATACTGCAATAATACATTATACTGAGATTCAGTCAATGTCTTATTATTCTTGAAAGCATTTACTTTGTTTTCTAGTTCGCCGTATTTAGCCTCTACCTCGCTCCATTCTATCCAATTCTTAGATTGTGTTGCCGTCTTTTCACCCGATGCCTCTACTGCTTTCAACTGCTTATTCTTGTCCATCATTAGCTCAAAATAGCTGTCATAAAGCTTTTGTTTCGGCTTTGTTGATTTATCCAACGCCAATACAGAGCAGATGGAAATTAAGTAGGCACGAATTGTATTTTCAGCATATTTAGTTAAACGTTCATTGATAGCCGATGTATCTTTAAGAAAATTAAGATTCTTAAGTGGTTGGTTGTTGTTTAGTTTTTCTAGATTGCGTAAATAGAGCCGAATGCTACTAGGGGCAAGTTCTTTTGCTACAAGTTGAGCTTCTAGTTTCTTTTTAAAATCAGTATCGTAGTCCATAGAATGTATATACAGTCAGCATAGATATTTTTTAAATATTTTAAACATATTTACAAAA